ACCCGTCTAGAGTGGCATCTAGGCGTTGAACTGAGTGAAGCACCCCGCAGGGAACTGTGTGGTCTTGACAGGCAGCAAGCGAGTCTTTTGACTCAGTTCAATCGCCTTGCTGTTGCTCTCGCCAAGAGCCAAGACCACAGAGCATCTTGCGGGGTTTTTGCTTTTGGACAACGCAATGCGGTACGTCGGTGGTTGCGTCTGAGATACCCTGCTGCACGAGCAAGCCAAGGCAGGGAGCGTGGGCTAAGGATAGAGCGCGGTGGTTGAAATAGTCTGTCCAGTGCGATGCGATGACATGGCTCCGGAAAGCAAGTCACGGCACAGAGCGAACTTTGGTTATGACCACGGTAAGGCTGTGCTTTGCTCCAACATTCACCAAAAAGCAAATGGAGAAGGCGATGTATGAATCAGGATTTGATAAGTTTTGGATTGCTTACCCTAAGACTCCCCGCAAAGGCGCAAAGTCTGAATGTCAAAAAAAGTGGGTCAAGTTTTATTGCGAGACTCAGGCTGACCAAATCATTAAGCACATTGAATGGATGAAGACCACCGAACAATGGCTAAAAGCAAACGGCGCATTTATTCCCGCGCCCTTGGTCTACCTTAACCAACAACGCTGGGACGGGGCTGAAGTGCCCGAGATGCCCGATAAAAATCAGGTTGATTCCGCGCTGCAAAAGATTTTTGAGGATGACAAAAAAGCCGCGCCCATGCCTGATCACATTCGGGAACGTCTGAAAGAATTGCGTGGTCGGCGTGTATGACCCCGAAGCTATCCGCGCCCGTGTGTTTGCCGACATGGTGCGCTTATGCCGCTTGCCAGCTTGGAAAGATTGGGCTTGGCGCGAAGTGCAGCGCATGGATGAAGATGCCTTGTTTGCGGGCATCAAGGCTCACGTTTTGAAAGAAATGAATGCGACACGCTGCCAGGGTTGACGCAAACCAACAAGCCATAGTTGCTGCGCTACGGGCGGCTGGCTGTTATGTGTGGATCATTGGCTTGCCGGTTGACCTTTTGGTCGGCTATCAACAGCACACTTTCTTGATGGAAGTCAAAACCACCTCTAAAAAGCGTTTAACGGGTTTACAAGCCGACTTTTTTCAAAATTGGGTCGGTGGTACGTTATGTAGGGTTGACAGCCCACAAGCGGCTTTAGACATGATTAGGGGCGTGGAATGAGAATTGTTTGTTGGTTTAGCTGCGGAGCAGCAAGCGCGGTAGCTACAAAGTTGGCTATTGCTGAAAACAATGGCAAATTGCCTTTGATAATTGCTTACACCGAAGTTGCAGAAGAACACCCCGACAATCGGCGGTTTTTAAGTGATTGCGAAAAATGGTTTGGGCAAAAAATACAAATATTGCGGAATGAAAAATATGGCGGCAGCATTTACAACGTATTTGAAAAAAACCGTTACATCGTTGGGATTGCTGGCGCACCATGTACCAAATTCTTAAAAAAAGAAGTGCGCTTAAAGTTTGAGCAACCAACTGATAGACAAGTTTTTGGCTACACGGCAGAAGAGCAGCACCGTTTAGATCGATTCATTGATGCCAACAATGATGTGGACATTTGGACACCATTAATCGACAAAGGTCTGTCAAAAGAAGATTGTTTGGCAATGCTGGAGAACGCCAACATTGAACTTCCCAAGATGTACCGCTTGGGTTATCACAACAACAACTGTATTGGTTGTGTGAAAGGCGGTGCTGGCTATTGGAACAAGATTCGCGTGGATTTTCCCGAGCATTTTGACCGTATGGCAAAGCTGGAGCGCAACATCGGCGCAAGCATTACCAAATCAAAGGGAGAACGGGTTTACTTAGACGAATTGCCGCCTGATGCCGGTGATTACCCTACAGAACAAAACATAGAGTGTTCAATTTTTTGCCACATGGCTGAACAAGACTACAAATGAGAAGCCTTGAACAAAACCGCATGATGTGGGCAAACCTTGAAGACATTGCCCAGCAAGTAACGTGGTACGGTGTTAAGCTGACAAAGGACGAATGGAAAGATGTTTTGACCGCCGCGCTGAAAAAACAAAAGGTAGTGCCTGGCATAGAAGGCGGTTTTGTTGTAATTGGTGCGCGTACCAGCAAGATGACCGTGCCGGAAATGACTGAACTTATAGAGTTATCCACAGCTTTTGGCACACAACAAGGCGTGAAATTTCGCGCTTTTGTAGACGAATGAAGTGCCCCGAATGTGGCGCATGGACTGTGGTCAAAGAAACCCGCGCAGATGAAAATAACGCCCGCCGCCGCCGGATCGAATGCGCCAATATGCACCGATTCACCACTTTGGAGACCGTAATTGATACCAAAACACGCATACGTCAGAAGCAAAAAACTGCTGAAATTAGTGGCAAGCCTTGATTGCCAATGCTGCGGATCGGCCCAAATGGTGCAGGCCGCGCACACAAATTGGGGCGGCGGCAAGGGTCGGGGCATCAAGGCCGACGATAATTTGGTGGCTGCGCTGTGCCTACATTGCCATTTTGAGATTGACCAAGGGCCAAATTTGGACAAGAATGAGCGTCAATATCGGTGGAATCAGGCGCACCAAAAGACGGTGGACGCATTGACCAGCGCAGGGCGATGGCCTAAAGACGTTCCATTGCCTTACAATGGGGTTTTAGAGGTGGCGCAATGAAAAACAATGTCGCGGACTTTATTTCGACCATGCTGCACAGCGGCACGGTTACCCATTTCATGCATTTGTCAACCGACAGCTTTGCGGTACACATGGCATTGGGCGCGTACTACACCGAAATCATTGAACTGACCGACCAGTTTGCCGAGGCATACAACGGCGGTTATGAAAAGATTAAGGATTATCCCGAAAACTTCCATAACGCTAAAGACCCGCAAAAGTACATGGCAAGCATGAAAGCGTTTATTGAGAAGAATCGCGTGGCCCTGCCGGATGACAGCCAATTGCAAAACATCGTGGACGAAATCGCCGCGCTGGTGGACTCTACGATTTACAAGCTAACCCTCAAATGATCCGCATATTTGCAGGATACGACCCCCGCGAGGCGGTGGGCTACCATGTATTCTGCCAATCGGTCATAGAGCGCACCAAGGGGCTGGTCAGCATCACGCCCTTGTCCGGCAAGCAGCGGGACGGCACAAACGCATTCACCTATCAGCGGTTTTTAGTCCCATTTTTATGCGGATACCAAGGCAAAGCTATCTTTTTGGATGGCAGCGATATGCTCATGCTGGCAGACATTGAAGACCTGGAAAGCCTGTTTGACCCGCGCTATGCCGTCCAAGTGGTCAAGCACGACTATCAGACCAAACACCCGAGGAAGTACATCGGCACACCAATGGAAGCCCGAAATGGCGACTATCCAAGAAAAAACTGGTCAAGCGTGGTGCTGTGGAACTGCGAACACAACCGCAACAGGGTGCTGACACCCGAATTCATTGAGGAATCCACAGGCGAAGAACTGCATCGATTCCAATGGTTGCCCGACTCATTGATCGGCGACTTGCCAAGGGAATGGAACGTGTTGGTGGGCGAACACGACCATTTGCGAACAAAGATTGCCCATTACACGCTGGGCATACCCGAATTTGATTATTACGCCGATTGTGATTACAGCAAGCCTTGGATGAATACCAAGAGCCGGATGCTCAATGGCTTAATTCACATGAAGGATGCATATGCCTAACGCAATTGTGCTTTTGTCTAGGCGTGTGGAGTTTTGGCTATACAACGCCGTTTTTCGGGTTTTCCACAATCGTTGCCTGATTGGTGATCACCCATTTTTCAGCAAAAAGACCCTGCGCCCAGCCAAAGACCTAGAGGCCGCGCACCCACAGATCAAAGAAGAAGTCTTAAAAATTCTAGAGCGCTATGAGGAATTGACCCCATTTCAGACTATGTCGCCGGATCAGGAACACTTGTCCAACGATGACAAATGGAAATTTTTCTTTTTGAAGTGCGCCAACATCAAATTTCGCAAAAACGCTGCGCTGATGCCTCAGACAATGGCAATTGTGGATAAGTACCCCGAAATCGTGAGCGCCTATTTGTCAATCCTTGGCCCGCACAAATCGTTGCCAATGCACAGAGGCCCGTGGTCAGGCGTACTCAGGGCACACCTTGGCGTGGTTGTTCCAGTTCCGGCAGATGCCAGCAAAAAGCCGCATTTGATCGTGGACGGCCTACGCTATGAATGGAAAGAAGGCGAAGTGGTGTTCTTTGATGACACCTATGAACACGAGGCCCACAACCCAACCGATGAAATTAGGGTTGTGCTGTTTTTGGATGTTTTGAGACCATTGCCGTTCTTCTACAACGTCTTAAATCGATTTATACTTTCAGCGGCTTTGCTTTTCCCTTACATTTGGATTCCCTATTTCCGACACAAGAAATGGGAAAAAACATTTCACGCACCTCATAATAAAACAAAGTTATAAAGAACAGGTTTTATATGACTTCAGAATCTAAAGTAGGCAAGACTAGAAAAAAAACGGGTGGTCGCACGGGTGGAACGCCCAACAAGGCCACACAACAGGCGCGTGAAGCCATTGCGCTGTTTGTTGATGGTAATGCCCATAGATTGACCGAATGGCTTGATACGGTCGCATACGGCGATCCCGAGCATGACATCAAGCCCAATCCGGCAAAGGCGTTTGAACTGTTCCAATCGGTGGTGGAATACCATGTGCCCAAGCTGGCAAGGACTGAAGTCACAGGCGCAGACCAAGGGCCGGTGGAAATGGTAGTGACATGGGCAAACGGGAAATAATCCTGCCGTACAGCCCGAGGGACGCATTTATGCCGTTCCACAACCGCACGACCCGTTGGTCATGTTTGGTTGCACACCGAAGGGCTGGTAAGACCGTTGCGGCAATCAATGATGTGATCAAGCGGGCAATCACAGAGGGACATCGAGGCGCACAGTATGCTTACATTGCGCCATTCCGCAGCCAGGCCAAGCGGGTGGCGTGGGACTACCTCAAGTATTACGCCGCGCCCATCACTAGTTCAAGCAATGAATCCGACTTGATGGTGGAACTGATCAACGGCGCAAAGATCATGCTGTTTGGCGGCGACAACGCTGATGCCATGCGCGGAATGGGTTTTAATGGGGTCTATCTTGACGAATACGGCGACTTCCGACCCTCGGTTTGGGGCAATGTCATTCGGCCTACGCTGTCCGACCGGCTGGGTTGGGCGGTCTTTGGCGGCACACCCAAAGGCAAAAACCAGTTTCACGACATTTACAAGGTCAGTCAGAACACGCCGGACTGGTTTCTGTTGCGGTTACCGGCATCTGTAAGCAAAATTTTGCCTGACTCCGAATTGGCGGCGGCACGGGCACAGTTAAGCCAAGACCAGTTTGATCAAGAATATGAGTGCAGCTTTGATGCGGCAATCATGGGCGCTTATTACGGCTATGAGATGCGCCAAGCGCAGGACGAAAGCCGGATAAGGGAATTGCCGTTTGACCCTGATGCGCCGGTCTACACTGCCTGGGACTTGGGCTATCGAGACGATACCGCCATATGGTTTTACCAAGTGATCCGAGGCGAGATCAGGGTCATGGACTATTACGCCGTATCAGGCGCAGGCATTGAGGACATTGCCCAAGTGGTAATCGACAAGGGTTACCGGTACACCAAGCATTACCTACCGCATGACGCACGGGCAAAGACGCTGGCATCGGGCGGCAAATCCATTGTGGAACAGCTTGCGGCACACCTTGGCGGCATGAGTAAGCTGGCAATCGTGCCTGAGATTGGCATCCAAGACGGCATCCAAGCGGTCAGGATGGTGCTGCCACGGTGCTATTTCGACCCAAGTTGTGAAGAAGGGCTGGAGGCGTTGCGCCAATATCAGCGGGAATACGACGAAGACAAAAAGGCATTTCGACAAAATCCCCGCCATGATTGGTGTTCACACCCAGCGGATGCCTTTAGAATGCTTGCAGTCGCCTACAGGCAAGAGGCTAGAGATCAAACGCCGCCCAAGGGCAAGACCCTGCAAACCATCACATTGGATGAATTGTGGGAATATGACACGCAACAACATCGTGGAGAACGAATATGAGCCAACCTGTAGCAGAAGTCGGTGGATACAAGAACATCACAGCAACCGGCGCAGTAACGCCTGGCCCTTGCCAACTAATTGGCTTTTACGTCAACAACACAACCATTGGCACTTTGGTGCTACGTAATGGCGGCTCCGGCGGCGAAGTAATGTCGGGCACAATTACACCCGCCATTGGGTTTCATCGATTCCCCGCCAATGTGGGCGTAAGCCTTTACGCTACGATTGGTGGCAGCGCATTGGACGTAACATTCTTCTTTGCTGCGGGTAGCTAATGGCTTATCAAGAAATGGGTGCATACGAGGGCGATGACCCTGGCCCGTATTGGCACGACCAAATAGAGGCCGCCCAAAAGGTCTTTGAAAAATGGGAAAAGCGCGGTCATAAGATCATCAAGCGCTATCGGGATGAGCGCGATGCGGTAGAAATGCCCCGTGTGCGCTATAACATTCTGTGGTCAAACATCCAAGTGCTGTTTCCTGCGCTGTATGGCAGGCAAGCCAAGCCCGAAGTCTCCCGTCGATACATGGATCAAGACCCTGTTGGTCGGCTGGCATCCACGATGCTGGAACGGGTCATGGAATATGAAACCCTCCAATTTGGCGACTTTGATCAAGCTATGCGCGGCGTGGTGGAAGACCGATTGCTGCCTGGTCGCGGCACGGCGTGGATTCGATATGAGCCGGTGATCGTCAACGAACAGCCCGAAGTAAGCGAGGCCGCTGTTGATGTAGAAGAGCCAGGCGAGGCTCAGATTTACAACAGCCAAGAAGAGCCGACAGAGCGCATTGATGCGGCGCACAGCCCCATCGATTACGTCTATTGGACAGATTTTCTGCATAGCCCTGCCCGCACATGGGACGAAGTTTGGTGGGTGTCCCGCGCCGTCTACATGACCAAAGATGAGGGCATTGAGCGTTTTGGCGATGTCTTTAAAAACGTGGGCCTAGACAGCAGCAATACGGACATGGATGCAAAAAATCCAATGACCGCCCGCAACACCTATGACAAAAAAGCCAAGGTGTTTGAAATTTGGAACAAGCGCACCGGTAAGGTTTGTTGGGTTGCCAAAGGTTATCCACAGGCGTTAGATGAGCGCGATGACCCGCTGGAACTAGAAGAATTCTTCCCCTGCCCGCGCCCGCTAATGGCAACCACAACCACAGGGACAATGATCCCCGTGCCGGACTATGCTGAGTACGAAGATCAAGCGCAGGAACTGGACAACCTGACCCAACGCATCTACTTGCTAACCAAAGCCTGCAAAGCGGTTGGCGTGTTCAATGCCGAATTCAAAGAATTGGGCCGTTTGTTCACCGAAGGCGTGGACAACAAGCTATTCCCCGTGACCGCATGGGCGGCAATGAGCGAAAAAGGCGGCTTGAAGGGCGCTATCGACATGATGGACACCTCGACCATCATTGTCACCTTGCGGGAACTGTACGCCGCACGGGAACAAGTCAAGCAGGCCATTTACGAGATCATGGGCATCTCGGACATTTTGCGCGGTGCATCTAAAGCCCAAGAAACCCTCGGTGCACAACAGCTTAAAGCAAATTTTGGCAGCTTGCGGATGCGTAGCAGCCAAGGCGATGTGGCGCGGTTTGCGTCCGACATCTTCAAGCTAAAAGCGCAAGTCATTTGCAAGTTTTACCCGCCTGAGTTGATTGTGCAGATGTCCGGCGTGATGGACACACCCGATGGGCAGAATCCGCAATTGCTGCAAGCCGCTGTGCAAATGCTGTCTAACAGCACCATCCGCGACTTTCACATTGCGGTTGAGGCCGACAGCTTGGCGCAGATTGATGAACAAGCAGAGAAACAAGGCGCACAAGAGGCCATCCAAGCCATTGGCCTGTTCTTGCGTGAGGCAATCCCCATGATCAGCCAAGCGCCCGAAACCCTGCCGATGGCCTCTGAGATGCTGTTGTTCTTGGTGCGCCGGTTCCGCGCCGGTCGCGGGTTGGAAAGCGCAGTCGAACGCGCCATGAAAGCATTGGAAGAAAAGGCGGCAATGGCTAAACAACAGCAGCCTGGCCCATCACCGGAAATGCTGCAATTGCAATCTGACCAACAAGCAGAACAGATGAAGATGCAAGCGCAAGCGCAAACCGAGCAAATGAAAATGCAAGCGCAGGCGCAGATTGAGCAAGGCAAGGCACAGCTTGAAATGCAGATGCATCAAGCCAAGGTGCAGGCTGAGATGCAATTGGCGCAGATGAAGGCCGATTTTGAGACTGCTAAACAAAATAACGAATTGCAAGTAAAAGCCCGTGAAATGGCTGGTAAAGAAGAACTTGAACGATGGAAAGCCGAATTGGATGCAAACACCAAAATTACGGTTGCACAAATTGGAAAATTAGAAAATTCTGATAATGTTAGCGGTACGATTTTGCAATCAATGGAAAAAATTGCAGCTATGAACGATCAAATGGCAAGTTTGCATAACGAAACTATGCAAAACATTGATGTTGCTATGCAAAAATTCAACGCGCCTAAACGTGTTATTCGCGGCCCTGATGGAATGATTATTGGCGTGGAGGCTGTGCAATGAGCTTAATTCTTGGGGATCGGATTAGACAAACATCCACCACAACTGGATCGGGCACACTTACATTAGACGGATCGGTTACTGGTTTTCAATCATTCAGCGTAATAGGCGATGGAAACACCACCTATTACACAATTGCGTTAAATTCACAATGGGAAGTGGGCATTGGGACGTACTTAGCTGGCACGTTGTCCCGTGATACGGTTCTTTCATCTAGCACTGGCAGCAAAATTGTTTTTGCGGTTGGCGCAAAAGATGTTTTTGTGTCTTATCCGGCTGAAAAATCAGTAAACCAAGACGTAAACAACCGTGTTTTGATACCGTACACATCAGGCGTAACCAATGTGGGTTCCTTGAACGTAGGAGATGCAACATCACACACCGATTCCGGCGTGATTGCAGGATTTACCGCAAGTGAGCCGCTTTATTTGTACACCAGCCTACAAAACACAAGCACAGCCAACACATCATATGCAAGCTATG